ACTTTATTACCACCCATATCTAAATCAGATGCAACAACAGCGGATACAGCATTAGCGTTAGTATATCCATCAGTTATTCCATAACCTGATAATGTAGTTGGTTTACTTGTTAAACTAGCAAACACTCCATCAAATAATGATGTATTACCTGCAAGTGCAGTTGTAGAACTTGTACCTAATACCAATGAATCTGTTATTCCATATCCACTTAATGTAGTTGGTGTTGAAGTAATTGCACTAAATGCCAAAGATGTTGGTGTTAATGCACTTAAATCTACAGAATTACCACCTGATATTGATAAATTTGGATCACTAAAAGTTAATGTTTGACTATCAGTTTCACTTGTTATATAACCAACATCATTAGTCCATTGAGATATATTACCTGATTTATTTGTAAAAGCTGTTGTACTTGTTGCTGTTACAGCATCAGTTATTCCATAACCTGCAACTGTTGTTGGCTTACCTGTTAATGAAGTAAAACTTTGAGCTGGTACTGAAGTTAAATATGCACTATCATTTGTAAATTGTGATATATTACCTGCTTTATTTGTTAAAGTATCACTTGAACTTGCTGTTATAAAACCAGCTGAATTGGCATCAATTTTTGTTTGAACTCTAGCATCAGTATAATATTTATTAGATCCTTCAGATAAATCAGAAGTTGATTTAGAAGATATATCTAATGAAGTTAAAATATTAGCATTAGCAGTACCATCAAAACTAGCAGTACCAGTTATTGGACCTGTTAATGCAATATTTCTAGCAGTTGCTAATTTTGTTGCTTGATCAGCAGAAGTTACAGCATCATTTATTTGTACATATGCACTTCCTGACCATCTATAAACATCTCCTGTATCAATAGCAATATATATTTTACCTGTTTCACCTGTTCCTGGAAATGCAGCAAAATTAGCATATTCCTCTACATCATCTACATAACTAGGTAATTGTGCAGTTGGAACTTTACCAGCACTATCTAAACCAGCATATCCATTATTTTGATTTTTATTAGAAATTTGTTCAAATGCTGTACTATTAACACCATCTAAAGTATCTGCATCAACATTTAAATTATCAACAAATGATTTATTTACACGTGTATCAATAAGCCCATTTACTGTACTAGTATTTACCGTACCTGCAGGCCCCTGCGGACCTGTTGAACCTTGTGGGCCTGTTGGACCAACAATACCTTGAATACCTTGTGTACCTTGTGAACCTTGATTACCAGTTGGTCCTGTTTGACCTGTTAAACCAGTGTCGCCTTTATCACCCTGTGGACCTTGTGGACCTGTTGGGCCTTGCGGACCTTGTGGGCCTGTTGGACCTGTTTGTTTTGAAACAGTTATAGTTGAAGTTGTTCCATCTATTTTAATTGTCATATTATTTTATTCCTTACTGAGGTTGGTATCTTATTACAAATACGAACCTTATTGAATTTTTAACTTCAGGAGTACCTGCAGCCCATTGTACTTTCATAACCACAATATATGGTGATGCATCATTAGGTGTAGAAGTATAACTTCCTTGATCTGATAATAATGTACTTGGAACCAATAGTTCAAATTTACCAGCAGTACTAGTATTGTATACTAATTCTGCTTTTGTATAAGTATGTTGGTTTGAACCTCCAACTGCCGATAATGAATCAATTGTAATAGATCCTCTTTTTCTTGTAACAGTGGCTTCAAATAAATCAGCCTTAATATCAAAAGTAGTAGATGCAGAACTAAAATCTATAGTGCCATCTTCTATTGATAATAAAAATTGATTACCTTCGGATATTTCTCGAGCAATAATATTATCTGCTCCTCCTAAGTAATTTTGTATGTTTGATATTCTCATATTATCTCCTGTAGGTTAGTTATGAGTAAATATATATCTATGGACATATATTTTTGTTTATTAAGTTTCTTTAACCCAAGCTGTACCATTCCATTTATAGATATAAGATGCAATTAAAGCATCACCTGCACTATCTGTAATTGAATAAGTAGTTCCTGGGTTTGTATAAATTGTTGCACCAGAATTTGAAGATCCTAGTGACAAAGCAGTAATTTCACTGTCATTATTTACTCTGTATGCTAAATATAATTTAGTAGAAAAATAAACCATTTCAGATCCATTTATTGTATTAGCTGATTGATCAACTGGTATATTAGATATTTCAGTAGAAGTAACTGCATCAGTATCAATAACATATTGACCATTAGAATTAGCTGTTATAGCAAAAAACCCATCTACTAATCTAGGAGTACTTCCAGTTATACCATTAAAAGCAAATTCTGGAGTTTTTAAAGCATCTACTTTATATCCTGGAAATATAGTATTTAAATTATTTTTAGTAGTTTCAAACCAAGAATAATCTGTTGGTGTATTTGAAAATACATCTTTATTAGCTAAAATTACAGATCTTAAACCATAATAATTTGGAACAGATGAACCTGCTTCAATAATTGTAGCATTACCAACACCTGTTGAAAAATTACCTACTGTTGTTCCAGTAGCTGCATTATTAGTTACAGTTAATTTATATAAATCACTAAAATGTGCATCAGCAACTGAAGTAAATCTAATTTGATTAGCAACTGGTTGATCTTTTTCAATAGTCCAATCAGTTATGTTTGTATTAACATTTTCTATTACATCAGCTATTGTATTTACAGCACCAGGTAATGTTGGAACAAAACCAACAAAACTTTTATTATAATCAGCACTAGAACTTCCTGGTTTAAATACTTGAATATTTGTTTTACCAGCATTATTAATATTTGTTTGAGTAGTACCTAAACTTCCTTGTGTAATACTTTTTGTAACATTTGAATTAGAAAAAGTAAAATCTAATCCAATATCATCTTGAATTGTTGTAGTATAATTTACTATTTTTGAATTACCTGAATCTATTGTTGCAGTTATAAAGCCATTTAAAGAAGCATTTAATGCATTTTTAAATTCAAGAGCAGCCGCAGTAGCATTTAAATTATTTGAAAAAGATTGTTGTGTTCCACCAGTAAATGTAACTTCACTAAACAATGGTAATCCATTCATAGTTTTAGTAAATAAATTAGGAGCAGTAATATTATATGTTGATCCTAATGTACCTGATCTTGTTATTGTAGATGTTCCAAAAACTATATTTCCTGCATCAGTTCCACTAACAGAATTATTATTTACTGTAGCAGTCCATAATTCACTAGGAACCGAATCAAATGTAGTTGTTGATGTAAATGTAATTTTTTTAGTAGTATTATCATATGTAGCAGTATAATTATTAGGAGACTCTGTATTATTATTTACTAATGCAATTAAATCTGCTCCAATAGTAGCTGATTGATCATCTGTTTCAAGATCAGCAGCAACATTTAATGTATAAGTTCCTGTACCATCAGGTTCAGTTAAAGATATAGTTGTTGATCCTGCAGTTCCAGCACCATCTGTTTCATATTCATAATTATAAATAATATTTGAACCATCACCAGCTACGTCATTAATTGTAAAAGATGTAGCTTCATTTGTAGCAGTACCTGTATTAATTATTATACCATAACCTGAAAAATCAACAAGACCACTATCAGGATTTATATCTGATACATAACTAGGTAATGAAACTGATAATCCACTTATATTTAAACCTAATACTGCTGTTCTAATTTCATTTAATGCATCAATAACACCAATATTATTTGAAAATGTATTATTAGTTATATAACCTAATGATCCTAAGCTTATTGAATATTTAGTATTTGTACCTGTATTCCATCTTGTGTTTGCAGATGGTTGAGGACTGTTATAAATATATAAATTATTATTTAAAATAAATTCTTTTCCAAAACCAAAAATATCACCTGTATCTGAATAAGTTTGTTGAGAAACATATGTACCGTTTCCATCATCAGTATATACTTGAGTATTTGTTGTATTTACTGCAATAACAGAAGTAGCACTTATAGGATGAATATTATTTAAACTATTTCTCATAGTAGCCGTAATAATATCAGATCCTGCCCAAGTTCCTGCATTTGAATAAACAGAACTAGTTGCTGCCATTTTTAATTCCTTTTATTAGTTAAATTGTCCACCACCTTGTGCAGTTGATAAAGTAAAATCTATTGAACTTGTAGCAACAATTTGTGAAGCTGAATTAGTATAAGTAATTACATTACTGTTAGCACTAGCAGTAAAATTAGTTAAATTATTAATTGCTGAAGCTACAGCCGTAGCCGTATTTGCAACAGTTGAAGCCATATTTCCTGTTAAATTTCCATAATTTGTTAAACTTAATTTCCAAGTGGCTTGTGGATCATTAGCAGTAGAATAATTACTGTCTAATGTAAGTGTATATGTATTTGTTGTTCCTGGTCTTGTTAAAATTAATTCTCTAACTTTTGAAGCTGTAGTTATTTTTACATTAGTATCACTTAAAAGTTTAATTGATATAATACCACTAATAGTTTCTACCTCAGTAGTTACTTGTTCATATCTGTGATAATATTTTATTTTAGTTCCATTATACCAAACAATAATATTTTCATTTGAATCTACTATATTGTTACTAATATCAAAATTTGATAATGTTGTTAATATTGCCATTAGTTAAACTGTGCGCCCCCTGTTGCTCCTGTTGTAGGAGGAATTAAAAAATAACTCCATATTTGACCTTCAGTAGTTGAGCTATTATAAAGTAAAACATCATCTCCCATAGCAGAAACATTAAAGTTTTCAACTCCGCCTGCATTTGTTGTAGCATAATGTGACCAAGTATTTGTAATTAATCTAAATGAAAATAATTCAGTAGTAGACATTACATATATAGTTGAAGTACCTATACATACAGATCTTCCAAAACCACTTGAAACGCCTCCTGCTACTAATGAAGATAATTCTAAAGTTCCATTAACTTTAACACTATTATTTGAACTATTAGCAGTTAAAAAACCTGTTGCATTCCAATCTTTAGGATTTGCAATTACTTTTCTAGATGTAGTATTTTGTATATCATCAGCTAAATTAATATGTAATAATTCTTTTTGTGTTACATTACCTCTTGTTCCTGTAAAACTTAATTGTTGTTCTTCTGTTGTTGCTGTACCAGAATTAAAACTTGTAGGAAATGTAATAGAACCTGAACCATCAGATCCACCAGTTCTAGTAATTGTATTAATTGTTGAACCTGCATAACCTATTTGTTGAACAGCATTAATATCTGTAAAACCATCTCTCATATTAGAGCCTGTATTACTATCTCCATATCTAATTTGAGTAAATCTGTTTACAACACCATAAGGATTTTTTGTATCATTTGGATCTATAATAATTCCAGAAACACCAGAAGTAATACCACCAGCCCCTGGTCTAAATACACCAAAGTCATAAGCATTAGAAAATGCCCCTCTTGCAAATTGGTTTATTGGTCTTACCCAAAATACTAATGTATCTGTAAAATCTATATCAAATACTTTATGTGTAATTGTAGCACCTTCAGCAAATGGACCTGTTGATGTTCTAAATGAAATATTAAATTCTCTATCAGCAATAGCATTATTAATATTATCTCCAATATATATTTCAAATGTTTCTGTTAATCCAGTTGGTACAGTCCATCTTAATTGAACAAATGGAGTAGTAGAGTCTGTATCACTACTAATTGCTGTTAAATCTGTAATTGCTCCAAAATTTCTTGGATTAGCTAAATTTGTATTAGGAGCTGTTTGAAATTCTGTTAATGCCTCTTCTGTATATGCATCTGCATTATATTCTTGAGCAGTAATTAAATATCCTGAAACACCTTCTTCATTCATATCAGCTTCAGTTATAGAATTAATTTTAAATAATTTATTAGTAAAACCATAAGTACTATTTGTAACTGATACTATATCTGTAACTTGTAATGCTAAAGCTCTTGTATCTGTTTTAAATGAAATAATTAAATTATCTCTTGATTTTTTAACAATAATATGACCAATTCTTTCAGCCATTATATTATTATTTATAAACTTAAATCTTGTATCTTGAACTAATTCAGGTTCATTAAATGATTTTTGATTAGTAGCTAAATTTAAAAATACTTGATCATCTTGATATTTTTGATCATAAGAATTAAAAGAAATATTCATTTTATTTAATGCACTATTAAAACCATCATTAACTATTGTAACATCACCATACATATTATCGTCAGTAAATGACATTACTGAAGATCCTGTAGTATCTGAAATAACTTGAAATTTACCTAAATGATAAGAAAATATAGCTTGAGAACAAACAACTAAATCAGAAACATTTAAATCTCTTTCATCAAAAGTATTAATTGCACCATTTGTAGTATATCTTTTTGCTGTTGTACTAGCTCCATTTTTATCTGTATGTGTAATTAAAGTATCACAAAATGTTTTATGAGCATAAAATGTAGGTAAATCAATATCAGTATCAGCCATTACATCACCACAACCATAAATATTATTAGTTAAATAATCTAATAAACATTCAGACGGATTATTTGAATATGATGTACCAGTTGATAAATTACCAGATGAATCAAATGTTCTAACTAATTTACCTGAAATTTCTGCCCCTAGTTTATTTGTTAAACCAGTTACAGATTCATCTCTGTTATATTTTAATTCCACATATAAATATGCAACATTAGGCATTGTTCTATTTGCAGCATTAGTATTCCATTTAGTTGAAAATGTTTCCATAGGTGAACATCTTCCACCTGATTTAAATTTTTTAACTATTAAATTACCATTTAAAAAATCATCAGTTCCACCTTGTGAATCTGTTGCATTTGTTACATTACCATTACTATCTAAAGTTAATCTAAAATCATCCCACCATATTTGACCAATGTTTTCAATAGGTCCTTCACATAATGAAATTATAAATGCCATTGTTTGATTATCAGATGTTATATCAGCAAATGTAATTGAACCAAATACTCTGGTATTTCCATATAAAATAGGTAATTTATTACCAGGGTTTGAAGCAATTCTTTGTCTAACTCCTTGATCTGGAGATTGTTCCATTTGTCCCGGGCCTGAAGGAACATCTGGAGCAAATAATTTATTAGCAATAAATGAAACTGCAACTGATAATGCAAATCTAGCTATCATTCCAGTAACTGTACTTGAAGTTAAAACTGTAATAACAGGTGCGGCTGCTGCCATAATTAAATTTCCTTTTTGTGCATTGATTGAAATTCTTTATAGTTCAATTTATTAAAATTAATATTAGTTTTAGGTATAGAATAATAAATTATTTCTTTTACCTCTTTATGATTTTTTGTTTCTTTTTCTAACATTTTATTCATTCTATAAAAAATAGATGAACCTCTCTTATTAGGATGAACCCAAGTCAATAAAACATGTAATTGTGTTATATGTGGATTTAATAAATTAGGTATTTTCATTCCTAATAATACTCCATCAATAATTCCATTATTTTCTGATATTACTGCAGTTTTATCTTTAGCTATTGCTTTCATTAAACCTCTATAATATTCAGTATTATCCTCTTTAAATTGACCAAAATCAAATTCTATTCTATGTTGTTCAAGTAATTTTACACCTTGTTCAACATCTTTATCTTCTCCAATTCTTATCATTATATTTTATTCTCTTTCTTATTAATCTTCAGCACCAAATCTTGGATTAAAGTCAACCATTGAAGCGACAAATTCCATAGATGCATCATTACTATTATATTCTTTAAATGAACTATCAGATGTAAATCTACCTGATTTAGTGTTTAATATAGCACCAACTATATTTTTACATTCAACAGTTATATTAACATCTCCACTTTTAACATTTTCTTCATCAACAGCATGTGAATTAATTATACCTTGCCATTTTTGATAAATTTGACCTTGAATTGCTCCAGTTTCTTCATTCCAAAAAGCTTGATATATTGTAACTATACCGCCAATAGCATTTACATTTTCTAAAGCAGCTATAATTGTATTTGGTATACCATTTAATTTTATAGTTATTGCATTAGTTTTTACATCTTTAGTTTCTTCAACAGGCGACAAACTAATTATATTTGAACCTGGTAAATATGTATCACCATTATATGTAATATTTGTATATCCTGTATTTAAAAATAAACTGTCAGCATTATTTGTAGTAACTTGAAATTTAATTAATTGAATTGGATATGTTTTAGTACTTTGTGTTTCAGCTAAAGTTGTTGAATCTATTGTTCTAGCCATTATAATATCTCCTGAAAATTAAAAGACCCATATTGATAGTAATTAAATCCTGGGCCAGGTACAATAGTTACAGGTGGTCTTCCATTTAATAACATTTTAAATTGAACACCATTACCATAAGTAAAAGTATTACCAGATACAATAGGATTAATTGCACCAGTCATTAATTTAAAAGTTAATAAATTACCAGCCGTTGCAGTAGCATCTTCTTTAATTTGATATACTTTTGTACTTGAACTAAATTGTATAAAATCACCAGCTTTAACATTACTAGATAAATCTACATTAGCTAATTGAACATCAACTCCACTTGTATTAGCATTAACAACTGTAATTGTTAAACCACTTTGTGCAGTTATACTTCCATTAGCAAAAGTTAAATTAATAATTGATGGTATACTAGTTGTTTTAAAATCAATACCATCTTCTAAACCTAATAATTCAGCTTCCACTTCATCATATTTTGCTTTAGTTAATAATGGTAAATTTACTTCCATAGAATAAAATGTCGGACTGCCTCTTTCTTGTCTAGCATAACCTGAATTAGATATTGATCTTCTAATTCTTGCTGATCTATTTAATGATACATCATTTGTATATTCAAATATTTTTGACATTATTTTCTCCTCATACTTAAACCGGCAGTATTTCTGGTATAGGTTTTATTAGCTCCACCAACATGTGATGGGCTTGATGTTATAACAGCTCTAATTTGATCTATTGCTCTTTGATCAACATTACCACTTACATTAATTGTATTATTTACTATTGATGAACCAACCGATTCACCTCTAGGTATAACAGTTTCTCCTGGTGTTAATAATGCAGGTACCCTGTCATTATAAGGTGCACCACCTGGTACAACTCCACCTTTATTAAATTTAAAAAATGATAATAAACTACCGCCTGATCCACTAACAGCAGCAGTTGCAGTAGCAAATGCTAATTGTTGAGCTTTTTCTGCAGTAATTTGTTTTTCAATTGTAAGTTTTTTAGTTCCAAGAAATTCAAATAATTTTTCTATTTGTAATTCAATAGTCTTTTTTATAATTGTTTCAGCTATTGTATTTAAAACGCTTTTAAATAAACTTTTAGTAATTTGTAATAATGAATTACCTTGTCTTAAACCATCTAAAAATCCTGTACTAATTGTATCTGAAATTAATTTAGCCTCAATACCAGATTGTTCTAATAAATCTCTATATGTTGTTTGATTAGCATTAATTTTAGCTTGATCACGAATAAAATCTCTATTCATTGTAAATATTCGTTCATTTAAAGCAGCTATATCTGATTGCTTTTTCAAAAATGCAGGATCAGTAGCAGCACCAAAATTAGGTCTTGATCTAGGATCCCTTTCAGCTCTTGGTGTAGTTCTTGTTCCTGAAAATAATTCTTTTTGTTTTCTATTTAATTTTGTGTAAGAAGCAACAACTTCATTAGCTTCCATTTTTATTGCATTAAGTTCTTCTTTTAATTTTTTAGCAGCTTCTTCTGCTTCTTTTGAAGCTTTTGGAAATATTTTTAATTTAGAAACAAAATTAAGAACAGATAATTGAGCCTCTTTCATTTTTTGTATAAAAAAATCTTTAATTGTATTTACAACTTTCATTATAGCATCATTAAATGCAATAAATGCTACAACACCTATTTGTATTGCAGTTATAACAATACCAACTATATTGGCTCTTAAAGCTACATTTAAAGCAGCTAAACTAATTCCTGTAGTTCTTATAGCTTGTCCCATTAATACAAATTGTGAAGCAATACCTGCTACAAATGTAGCTACTTTTAATCCAATAAATATTTTAAATCCAGTAATTAAAAGATCTATATTTTTAGATACAAACCTAATTGCACCCTCAATATTTTTAAATGCTTGTGCTAAATTAGTACCAACAGTTTTTGCTAATTCTTTTAATTGAGTATCATTTCTTTTAAAGTTACCAACTAAAGCAACTAATTGTTGTTTAACACCTTCAAATAAGGGTTGAGCAGCGGCTTGTCTAAATCTAAAATAAGCATCTTGCACAAATGAAACCTGTGCTTCTAAAGTTTTTTCAAATTCTTTTGTTGCACTAGAAAATTGACCACCACTACCAAATACTTCAAAAAATCTTTTTCTAGTATCTTCAATTGATACTTTAGCACCAGCTTCAAAGCCTAACATTGCTCTAACACCTCTTTCCCTAAAGACGTCAGCAGCGGCTATACCACCAGCAAATGCTCTTTGAATTTGTTCAGCAGTTTGTCTAAAATCAAGACCTGTAGCTGCAGCAACATTACCTGTTATTTCTAATATTTTAGCTAATTCATTAGCATCTTTAGCAATAACAGCTAGGTTACCAGAACCAGCTGCAATAGCTTCTAGTGAGAAAGGAACTTTACCAGCAAATTCATTTAATACTTTAAATGCTTTTGCACCTTCTGTAGCCGAATTAAATAATAGTTTAAATCTTACTTGTAATGATTCAGTAAGTTGACCTGCAGAAAATGTATCTCTTATAAATTTACCAATACCAAAACTAACAGCAGCTAATGATGCAGCAACACCAACTTTTAAAGTTGTTCCAAGTGCTGCAAAAGTTGCTCTTGATTTAGCAGCTGCAGTTTGTAATTGTTTTAATCTTGTTGAAGCTATTTGAGCATTTCTTCCTAATTTATTTAAACCGGATTGTAATTGGTTTACTCCGTTCTGTCCCTTAACATTAGTAATTATATCTAATTTTACAGCCATTTTTCCTTATCCGTTAGTTATTTCCACAGTAACGTCATCAAAGTATTTTCTAAAAGCAGCCTCTATAAATTTAGTAGGTGCTTGTTGTGAATGTCCATTGTTAAGGAATTCTATATATGTTGTACCATTTGTAACAATAATTTTATTTGGTTTGTCTTTTGGAACCAATAAATTTATATTAGATGTTGCAGGTGCAGTTTTTTGATTATTATATGTTTCAGTGTATCCAATATACCAGCTATTTCTAGCTTGACCAGTGTCAACTGGAGTTGTTAATTTTACTTCAGCAAAAGCTTTTAATGCTCTTGATCTAAGTTCCTGTTCTATTGCTTTATTAATATCTTTTTGAAGATCTTTAGCAGCAGTTGTTAGACCAATAGTAGTTATTGCCATTATATTAATTTACCTTTGTTTATACCTTTTTTAATAATATATCTTTGTGTACCATTGGCACCAATATTTACTTCTTTTTTAAGGTTTCTAGATAATTCTTTTTGTTTTAAATTTTTTTTGGCAATATTACTATATTCAGTTAATTTTTTTATATCTCTCATAATTGCCTTCCAAGTGGGCAGTTTACACCGCCCCACTATTAATCAGATCTTTTAGCTATACTTTTTAATTTATTAAAACCAGCTTCTAATTTTAGATCCTTTTGTGTATCATTATCTCTCATTACTTTTAACGAAGGAAATAATTCATTTACTCTAAGAGGTTTAGTACCTTGGTAAGTAGTTTGAGCTAATATAGCAGACCTATGATCATCTCGCCAACCGTATGGTCTTTCATTAAAATATTTTATCCAGCCCATATATTCTTTACTGGACATATTATAAATAACATCTAATGTAACACCTAATTGATGAGCTAATTCATATTCTGCTAACTCTTCTTCCCCAATGCACCACCTTTATCATCTGATGCAGCTAAACCATTATATACAAGAATTTCTTGTGATAATTCAGTTAATGCTTTAATTGGAAAGTCTTCAAATTCTGAATCTTTCATATTTTCAGCCCCAACTATAGTTTGTCTAAATATAGCACTTAAAGTTTTTAAACCAGCAACATCATCAGTTTTATTTACATCTAAAACTTTTTGTAAGTCTTTAATGCCTTTAACTGTCAGTTGTTTGATCTCCACTTCCTGTTTCAGAAATGGTATTTTCTTCGTTAATTCTATTATTCTTATGTGTTTCATCTTTTATTTCCTCTAAAGGTTTTATATATAAATGTTTATTATTCGATTCAAAGTCTTCCATTATTTTTCTAATTTTATGTAACACATCTAGTGTTTCAAAGACTTCTTGTTTATTATCTACATCTTTTAATCTATCATAAGTTTTTCTTATGGATGTATCTATAGATTTTTTTATGTGTAAAGAAGTTATTCTTAATACATAATATTTATTAAATGGTTTATTGTCCATGATTTTTATCCTATACAATTTAATTAAGCTGGGCAATTAAGCCCAGCCTAAAAATTTTTTATTATGCGTCAGCAAACGGACCAGTATAGTCAGTTGAAGTACTCAAAGTCAAAGTTGCCTGATTTGAATCAGTCAAATTTGGAGCCACTTCAAAAGAAGCTATTTGTCCTTTTACGTAAAATGCAGCATTATCACCAGTAGATGCGTTTTTAACATCTAGTTGAAATACATATGTTAATCCATCTTGAACTAACGCTTGAATTGGATTATGCACACTTGGTACATAATTAAGCGTAAATTCTAAAGTTGGAGCATCAGATTGTCCTTGGATTTGTCCACTTACAGATTGTCCGTAGTTTGGTACGTTAACAATGTTAGCGGGTTTACCAAATGAAGGAAATTCTCTGATGTTAGTAACTTCAGTATTACCTGCAAAATCTCCACCACCAGCTATAAAAGCTTGGTGTGTTGAATCACTTGTTGGTAATGTGTAGCTACTATCAGCTTTGTATTTTAGTTTTGTGAAAATACCAGCACCTATATTCGAAATTAGAGCCATTTTTGTTTTCTTCCTTTATATTATTTTTGGTTAAATTGATTTGAAATTAACAGTATAATTCACGTTAAATAAACCTGAATCTTTTGTATCAATTCCAATGTTTGTTATAAAGCTATTAGTTGTTTGTAGATATCCAGAGATTACTTCTTGATCTAATAAAGTTTTTAATATATCAGCAATTTCATATGCACGTTTCATACCTTGTCCACTAGGAACAAATATTTGACATACAATTTGACCATTTGCTATTACATCTTTAAAAGCTAATTCTGAAGAAAATGGTAATACAGAAACCCGTATCCATTCATCAGCATCTATTTCCCCTTGATAATTCGCAGGAAAAGCTTTTATATTATTAGATGTCCAAGCGGTAGAAGCGAATAAACCTTCAACAGCTGTTAATAATTGAGATATTGTAGCCATTATGATTCCCTTCCAACAATTAAATTAATAACATAATTATTATCTTCAAAACTATTTATTTTCCAATTTTTACCTCTAAGTACAACAATGTCGTAATTATCGATATTTTTAGAATCTAAATTAGCTGAGTCGATCATTATTTTACATTCTAACCTAGGCTTATCATCATTAGTTCTATATTGACTTTCAATTACAGCTTTAACAGTAATTGGTGCATCAGTATTTTCACTAATAGATTGAGTAGCAAAATTATAACCATCTACTTTATTATTTGTAAATGTTATATCTTCAGCTATATCACCTATAGTATTAAATGCATTTTTTACATTATCTTGAATTAGTTTATGATAACCCATTAGGCACCTCCACTAACTTTAACTCCCCTATTTGTACTCATAGCAGCTGGATCTTCATATTTAGCAATTAATTTTTGGATTTGATCAGGTAATTGTTTAAAATTACTTAATCCAGATCCTAAATCAAAAGTTAAAGAAACAGAGCCAACAGATAAATCTTTCAATCTAGGTGAACCAGATGATTGGTCTTCTATTGTGCTCATATTTTTGATCAGATGCAAAGCAAGTTCATAGGTCGCTTTTTTGATATCTTCAGGAAAAGTTCCATAACTTGTTGTACTTCTATCATCTTCTAAAGTTTCATATCCACCGGATTTACTATCCCAGTAGGTAATATCTCTAGGCCATGATAAAGGGTATGAGGTAGTTGGCACAGCTTCACCACCCCAATCCAAGTCATCGAGAATTCCTGTGGCTGTTACTAAAGCTCGTTCAACAGTTTCATCTGTTGCACTATCCCAAGAACTTTGGTTAAGTCTATCATAGAAATAACTTTCTGCTTCTGTTATAGTTACAAATGAATTGATTCCTTTTTGTAAAGCCATTATTTTTCTCCGTATCTAATAGTTATAATATTAACCGTGATAAATTGGGAATAAACCAATTTGGTTAACGTTAGTAGCATGTACTGTCCAGTTTG